GACCAACACGACTACGCTGACCAACAGGCTGACGGACGGCCGTGCAACCAAGCTTGACAACCTCGACGCGGCCATCAGCAGTCGATCAACATTCAACGCCGCGACGACCAACGTCACGGTGACGCCAGGAACGCTGGCCCTCGAGTCGAGCGTGCAGGCGGTCAAGGCCAAGACAGACAAGATCGGTACGACGGTGGCGCAGGTCTCCGACATTCCGACGGCGGGCGCGATTGCCGCTCAGGTGGACTCGGTCCTGACGACTAACCACCCGGGCAACTGGGCAGGCGGCGGCGACGCGACGTTGGCCAAGCAGAACCAGATCCTCGCGGCAGTGGCGGCGGTTGTGCCCAGCCCGCCCTCGGTGGTCTACGTCAGCGGAGCCCGCACGTGGACGCTGCTTGGCGACGGCAGCGACTGGTACGCGCCAAACGTGCTCACGCTGGCCAGCAACTTCTCGGGCGTCGTCGCGATGGACTTTTCCAACGTGCTGAACCCTGGCACCGGCGTCAGCAGCGTGTCGAGCGTTACCGACCTAAGCGGCAACAACCTGACGGCGTCTACCCTGCTGCCGTCGCAGGACCGCAACGCGGCACACTTCACGGTCAGCAACCTGACCGCAGGCACGCGGTACGAGCTGCTGGTGACGATCGGTACGAGCGACGGACAGACGATCAGCGGCCGAGGAACCCTGCGCTGTGAAAGCTAAGGCGGGCACCAGGACAAGCGAGAGCCGACGCACCAACCCGGAGCGTCACCGCTACTTCGAGGCGCGGTGGGCCAAGCTGCGGGCCGTGGTGCTGCGACGGGACGGGCACCTCTGCCAGGAGTGTCTGCGGCAAGGCAAGACCGAGGTCGGCAACCAGGTGGACCACGTGCTGCCAGCCGACCAGCGACCTGACCTGTTTTACGCCGAGGAGAATTTGCAGACGCTGTGCCGCAAGTGTCACGCACTAAAGACTAGGCGAGGTGAGTGATGGGAGAGACACGCGGGCGAAAGCCAAAGCCAGCGCACTTGCTGAAGAAGTACAGCCCCGACCGCCGGCCCGAAGCGATTCCGCAGGCAACTGGTGATCCAGTCCGCCCGACGCACCTTACCGCCGAGGGCTTCGAGCTGTGGGACAAGGTCGTGCCCGAACTGGTCGAGCTGAACATTGTCGGACACATCGACACACCGCAGCTGGTGGCGATGTGCGAGTGGTGGCAGGAGTATCGCTACTGGGCAAAAGAGATCCCCGACCACAAGAACGTGCAGGCGAAAGCCAAAGCCTATCAGCAGTTCCTGAGCGTGTCGGCAAAGTTCGGCCTGACGCCGCACGACAGGCGCAAGATCAAGCCGCGGGCACCGAAAGAGGTCGTCAGTCCGTTTGCGCAGTTCCTCGCAGCCAAACAGCAACTGAATAACGGAGTCGTCGGTTGATCGTGCAGAACCTCACGAAGCACGAAGCAGCAGTTAAGGAATACTGCGACGCCGTGCAAAGCGGCAAGCGTGTGGCCGGCAAGGCCGAGCGCGATGCCGTGCGCAGGTATCTGTCCGACCGCCGGCGATCACTGGAGGACTCCAGCTTTCCGTTTCGCTTTGATGCGTCGCTGGCCAACGCGTCGTGTGACTTCTTTCCGCTGCTGATGCACACCGACGGCGAGTATGCAGGGCGTCCCTTCGAGCTCTATCCGTGGCAGACCTTCATTGTCTGGAACCTGTTCGGTTGGGTACGCAAGGACACGGGCTACCGTCGCTTCAAGGAGGCGTTTATCTCGGTCGGCCGTGGCAACGGCAAGACGCCGTTCGGCGCGGCGCTGATGCTCTTGTTGTTTGCGTGCGACACACCGCGCGAGCCACAGGCACAGGTCTACACCGCAGCGGTCAAGCGTGACCAGGCGGCGCTGTCGTTCAAAGCAGCGAAGTACTTCGTCGAGGCAGTGCCGGAGCTGCGGGCGTTCATCGACATCCACAAGGACAAGATGTTCGCCAGCGACAACCGTAGCGTCTTCCTGCCGCTGTCGAGCGACGCCAAGAGTGCCGACGGCTACGTCATTCACGGACTGCTCCGCGATGAGCTTCACGCGTGGAAAGAGCACCAGCGCGAGTTCATGGAGAAGCTGCAGACGGCCCTCGGCAAGCGACGCCAGCCGCTGGCGGTGACGATCACCACGGCCGGCAGCGAGGAGTCGAAGATCTGGAAGCAGCAGTACGACATTGCGAAGAAGTGCGTTAACCAGGACGACGCCTTCGACGTACCTTCGCTGTTCGTGTTCGTGGCCGAGATCGATGAGGAGGATGACGAGCTCGACGAAGCCTGCTGGCCCAAGGCCAACCCGATGCTCGAACACGGCATCGTGAAAGTCGAGTACCTGCGAGACCTCGCCATCCGCGCCAAAGAAGACGCAGCCTTCCGCCATGAGCTGCGAAGGTATCACTGTAACCGACTGGCCTACACGCAAAACAGAGCGTTCACCGAGGAGTCGTGGGCACGCGGTGCCGACGCACTTCCGGATCTTGCCAGCCTCAAGAACATCTACGTGGGCGTGGACCTCGGCTGGCAAGACGACTTCGCCGCGGTCGGATACTGTGCGCCGCTGGAGTGGACCACAGCGGCTGACGGCACGAAGCGCCGACGGTACGCAGTCTGGTGCGACGTCTGGATACCGCGAGGCACCAAGCGAGACCTGTCACGCGAGCCGTTCGCCAGCTGGATCCGCAGCGGTCGTGTATGGGTCAGCGAGTCGGAGGCGACCGACACCGAGCCGATGTACGCACGACTGCGAGAGATGCACGCCAGGCACAAGATCAAGAGCCTTGGGTACGACAAGCACAACGCGCTGGAGTTCGGCCTGAACTGCGTGAACCAGCTGAAGTTGAAGACGTTCGCGGTCAGCCAGACGCACGAGGTATATCACGAGCCGTTCATGAGTTTTAAGTCGGCCCTTGCCGACGGGCGCATCCTGCACGGTGGTGATTCGGTCTTGGCGTGGTCGGCCGGAAACGTCATCGAGCACATGGCGGCAAGCAGTGAAAAGCAGCTGGTGATGCCGAGCAAGAAGCGAAGCGGGGACAAGATCGACCCGTTCGTGGCGATCCTGATGGCGTATCGCGAGGCGCTGTTTGACGAGCGTAAGGGGCCGAGTGTATTCGAGAAACGCGGGCCGATTGTGGTGGGGTAAACGATGAGCCGAACGAAGAAGAATGAACGACGCGCCATCCAGAACCCTGCGGTGCCGCTTACGGGCAAGACGATCCTGGAATACCTCGGTGGCGGTAACGAGTCGAATAGCGGCGTGCGTGTCACAGCGCAGTCGAGCCTGACGGTCTCGCCCGTCTGGCAAGCCATCGACATCATCACGAGCGATGTCAGCCGACTGCCGTTCCTGACCTATCGCGAGACTGCCGACGGTGGCAAGGAGCGAGCGAAGGATCACCCGGTCTATCGCCTGCTGCGGCGATCGGTCGGCAGCATGACGTCCAATCTCTGGATCGCAAGGATCCTCGGTCACGCCCTGCTGTACGGCAACGGATATTCGCGCGTCGTCTGGCGTGGGTCGCAGGTGCAGGAGCTGGAGTGGCTGCATCGCGACTGGGTTCGCCCTCAGCACGAGGCTGGCCGCGTGGTCTATCTCGTGCAGTACCCGGAGGATCGCGGCGGCAAGCTGGTGCGAGTGCCACGCCAGGACATGTTTCACCTGGTGGGCCTGACGCTCGACGACCTCGGCGGACTGTCGCTCGTGGACTACGCGCGAAACACGATCGGCCGACAGATCGCTGCCGAGACCTTCGGAGACGACTTCTTCAACAACAGCGCGGTACCGTCTGGATTCTTCAAGCACCCCGGCGAGATGTCCGAGGAGGCACAGAAACGGTTCCTTGCTGCTGTGGTCTCGCGTCACAAGGGCGGCGGCAATCGGTGGAAGCCGGCGATCCTCGAGGAGTCGATGGAGTACCAGCAGGTCGGCATGTCACCGGTCGACGCACTGCTGATCGACCAGCTGAAGCTAGGAGTGATGGATGTCGCACGATTCTTCAACCTTCCTCCGCATAAGCTGGGAGATGCTTCGCGCGTTAATTACAACAGCCTTGAGGCCGAGGAGAAGGCCTATTACGGTAGTAGTCTCGGTAAGTGGATCAGCAGGTTCGAGTACGAAGCCGCGGACAAGCTGTTCCTCGACAGCGAGATCGACGCAGGATACTTTTGCGAGTTCCTGCAAGACTCGTGGCTGAAGGCTGACACCGCGTCAAGATTTAACGCGTACGCTGTGGCGATTAACTGGGGCATCATGTCGCGAAACGAGGTCCGTCTGCGCGAGAACCTCAACCCGTACGAGGGCGGCGACGAGTACCTGACGCCGCTAACCCACCAGCAAGATAGCGGCATCGACGTTGAAGACTTGTCTACCGATGACACGCCAGTGGACCAGCAACCAGCAGCGGTCGTCATGGATCCGACAGTCGACGAGGAGCCGGACGCCCGAGCCCTGATCGCGGTGCGTGACGAGCTAGCCGGCCCGCTGTGGGACGCGACCCGCCACCTCTGGCGCGTCTGCTGCCGCCACGGTGTGCGAGAATCCAACTTCCTGCGATTCGTCAACAGCCTGCGAGTACGCCAGGAACAGGCGGTGCGAGGCAAGCTGGAGACAGCGTTTCGCCAGTTGGTCGCGGACGACGAGGGCCGCCTGGCCGACGCGGTCACGCGTGTCTTTGAGTGCGTCGAGCAGACCATGCTCGAGGCCAGCGAGTGCCAGGCCGAAGAGCTGGCCGCCCGCGTCGAGGCAGCGGAACGCCCCCTGCGTACGTGGTCGCTGCAGCTGGCGACCGATCTAGTAATTCCCACCGGCCAAACGGCCGCAGCCTAGGAGGACCAGGAATGAAAAGAGAAACGCGAAACGTAGCTGGAGACGTCGAGCTCCGTGAGGTCGAGGGCGGCGGTGCGATGCGGATCACGGGCTACGCGGCCAAGTTCTACCGCGAGGCCGACCCTGGCACCGAGTACGAGCTGTGGCGTGGCGCGAAGGAGCGCATCATGCCAGGAGCGTTCGACGAGGCGGTGGCCGGCGACGACGTCCGAGCCTTGTTCAACCACGACAGTTCCATGATCCTCGGCCGCACCAAGTCGGGCACGCTGCGTCTGTCGGTCGACGAGGTCGGCTTGCGGTACGAGGTCGAGCCCGCCGACACCTCGGTGTATCGCGACGTGCAGCAGTTCCTCAGTCGCGGTGATGTCGACGGGTCCAGCTTTCAGTTCTCGATTCCGCCAGACGGCGAGCGCTGGTCCAATGAAAACGGCGTCGAGGTGCGACAGGTCACCAAGGTGAAGCTGTACGACGTCGGACCGGTTACGTTCCCTGCGTACGCATCAGCGACGTCAGGCCTGCGATCGGAAGACCTGGCCGAGGCGCGACAGCGACGCGACGAGTGGGCAGCGGAGCAGGAGCAGGCCACGCGCGAAAAGCAGCAGCGCGAGCAACGCCTGCGCGAAGTCGACGCGCGGTTGCTTGACATTTCCAGAAAGCTAGTTTAAACAACGCATAACTGAATCACTGTCGGCGAAGCGTCACGGGGATTCAGCGATATTTCAGGTTCGTAAGCTCGCAGCGAGCGGCAACCTGTCGGTTCGTTTTTTCACAAAAACAACCGGCGGAAGCCGCTTTTTTTGTTGGCATCCCGCCGGGCAACCTACGGGAAGCTGACATGCTCAAGCAACTGCGCGACCGGTACGCCGGCATTTCGCACCAGATGAAGTCGCTGGCCTCTGCCAACGAAACGTTTAACGATTCCCAGCGCTCCGAGTGGAACTCGCTGGAACAGCAGCTGTCGGACGTTGAAGCCCAGATCCGCTGGGCTGAAAAGGCCGAGGCCAACGTCGGCCCGGATCCACTCGTCCAGGAGCAGCGTGACCGCAGCCAGTTCGATCAGGGCCGCAAGTCCTTCGACCTCGGGAACGACGATCCCAACCGACCGCTGACCGAGTACGAGCGGACCGCTGCGTTCAACGCGTGGGCCTTGGGCATTCACGCCAAGGACGAAGTCGGCATTCGCGCGGCCAAGCGGATGGGCATCGACCTCCGCAACAACCAGCTGGACTGGAGCCTGCATCGTGGCACGTCGGCAGACGGCATGCCGCTCAAGGCTCCGAAGTCGATCGCGGACGTTCGGGAGAATAGCCGCATCCGCCGCGAAGTTCGCCAGGCGGAAGTCGATCGCTACCGTGACAACCCGGAGCGTCGTGCCCAGTCTGTCGGAACCACGACCGCTGGTGGTTTCACTGTGCCCGATGAGATGATGGGCGCGCTGGAAGAATCGCTGCTCGCTTGGGGCGGCATGCGTCAGGTGGCCACGATCATCACGACGGCGACTGGCGCTGACATGCCGGTGCCGATGGTCGATGATACGGCCCAGAAGGGCGCTCGTCTCGCCGAAAACACCGACGCGTCCGAGCAGGACTTCACCTTCGCGCAGAAGGTCTTCAAGGCGTACAAGTATTCCTCGAAGATGGTCAAGTGCTCCGTAGAGTTGATGCAGGACAATGCCATCAACCTGCCGCAGTACCTGGGCTCGGCGCTCGGCACCCGCATCGGTCGAATCACCAACGACGAGTTCACGACCGGTACTGGATCGTCGCAGCCTGGTGGTATCGTGACGCGAGCTGGTAACAGTTCGGTCACGGTTGCTACGGCCGGCACGATGATCTTTAGCGAGCCGCTCCGTCTGCTGCACTCCGTGGACCCTGCCTACCGTAACGGTGCAGCGTTCATGGCACACGACAGCACCGTGCTGAAGTTGCGGTCGATGGTGGACGGGCAGCAGCGTCCGGTGTGGGAGCCCTCGCTGCAACCGGGCCAGCCCGGCACGCTGTACGGCTACCCCGTCTACACCAACCAGTCGATGGCGTCCTACGCCGCGGCTGCCAAGGTGCTGATCTTCGGCCAGCTGTCAAAGTACGTCATTCGCGACGTGCAGGGCATCACGATCCTGCGACTCGATGAGCGGTACGCGGAAGCCCACGCGGTGGCCTTCCTCGGCTTTAGTCGTCATGACGGCGACCTGCTCGATGCGGGTACCGATCCGGTGAAGTACCTGACCGGAACCTAGTAGTCCAAGTCAGTGATTGGGTGGTGTGTGGCTGGCCGGCAGCGTCTCGGCTGCCGGTCAGTCCACACTACCGCTTACTGGCTACCACACCCACAGCGAGGATCACATGCCATTCGTACGAGCTACGATCGACTTCGAGACGTGCACCCACAATCTGCGTAAGGGTCAACTTGTCGACCTGCCAGCCGACCAGGCAGAAGCAGCGATCAAGCGCGGTGATGCCGTTGCCGCTTCGGTCGAAGATGCGATCGAGGAGATGAACGGCACCCAGCGGGCGACGACCGGACCCGACGCTGCACCGATCAGGCGAGGACGCTAAATGCTCCAGGTGCTGATCAAGCCATCGACGCCGATCATCACACTCGCGGAGGCCAAGCGGCACCTCGGCGTGACGAGCGACGAGCGTGATACCGACATCGAATCGCTGATCGACGCGGCCACGAACTACGTGGCGCGCCGGTGCGGTCGAACGTTCGGGACGACGCTCTATCGACTGAGTCTTGATGAGGACCAGGTGGAGGACGGCAGCTTCACAAAGATCGAGCTGCCGTACCCGCCGGTGCAGAGCGTGGCCCTGATCGAATACGAGGACGCTGATGGCACCACGACGGAGCTGCTGGACTACCAGCTGGTGTCTACCGACGAGTGTGCGTACGTGCTGCCGGCGGCAGGCGAACGCTGGCCAGCAGTGCAGGACGAGAACGCGACTGCGTTCCGCGTCGAGTACCTCGCCGGCTACAGCGAATTCCCAGCCGAAGCAAAGCACGCCGTAAAGGTGCTGATCCGTCACTGGTACGACAACGCCTCGGCAGTGTTGACGGGCACGATCAGCAAAGAGATCGAGCTTAGCCTGGCCTCGCTCTGCCGCAGCCTGGGGACGGGGTGGTATGCCGACGTATAGGCTCAGCAAACTGGTTAGTATCTGGCAGGCCGACAAGCCCTCCAGCGACTTCGGATACGCGGGCGACAGCCCACAGAAGGTGTGCTCCGCCTGGGCACAGATCGAACCGCTCAGTGCGTCTGAACGCGTGGTGTCGGAGCAGGTCACACCAGGAAGCACGCACCGGATCGTGATTCGGTGGCCAGACAAAGACATTGAGTCAGGGATGTCCGTTCGCTGCAATGACTACAGCTACGAGGTGAATGGTGTGCTAGACCTCGGCGGTGATGGGCAGTACCTGGAGCTCACGTGCACCAGGCACCGTGGCGCAGTTGGCAAGGACACGACGCGATGAGCTTGATCAAACGCCTCCTCGAACACGGCATGCGATACGACCTGCGTCGTATGGCTGGCGACATGTACGAGCTAAACGCGTCGCGGGCTGAGATCAGCAACGCTCTCGGAAAGCAGATCCGTGCCGAGCGTGCGGCGGCAAAAGCCGCAGCTGTCGGGGCAGCGCCAGGCCAAGATCCACTAGTCGATTTTGTAATGACCGGTTACCCGGAGCTCGACGCAACATTCAAGGCAATGTCGGAGGGCATGCAAAAGAAAGCACTCCGGCCGGCGGCGCGAGTCGTTGCGAAGATGGTGCTTGAGCAGGCCAAGTCGGAGGTGCCTGAAGATACTGGACTCCTGCTCAGTGAATTGCGTATCAAGGCCAAGCCGCGATCGCGAAGGTATCCGCACACTGTCGGCATGACGGTGGGTTTTGCCGACGACCTGTTCAAGGGCGACACGTTCTACGCGGGCTTCATGGAGTTCGGCACCACCGAGCGCTACCAGAAGAAGCGCAAGACGAAGGCGCGGTACACGGGCAAGTTCGACACCACAAAGTTTTCGTTCCTGCGGTCGTCGCTGTGGAGCTACACGGAGCGAAAGCAGGCAGTATTTCGCCAAGCACTCATCAGTTGGCTGAACACCTACCGTGCAAAAAACCCTGACAAGATAAGGGCTGTCTGATGCCGCTTGTGGCTGCTGCGACAACGACGCTCGAAGCGGGCCTGTACGACTACCTAACCAGGCAGTCGAACTACTCGGGCCACGCCGCGAAGCCGTTTCGCGCGCCGCTGAAATTTGACGGCATGACCCTAGCCAATCGCAACGATGCACGCCGCGAACTGCGGAGCCGGCTGGGCAATCGCGTGTTTCTCGATCGCCGCCCGGAAGACGCAGGCGACGCGACGAGTCTGGTTATCAGGTGGCTGAACGGTCAGAACGAATATGGACTGGCCGGCGAGACCTCCGGCTCGGAGGCGTTCCTGGAACTGACGGTTTACGCCTCGGGGCAAGACGCAGCACGACGAGGTGGCACGGTCTATGGCCTGCTGCACACCGCACTAGCAGGTTACCACGCCGGCTATTGGGGCGACGTGCTTATCTGCGAGTGCCTGGTGGACGCGGCACGGACGTTAGCCAGCCCTCCACCAGACGCCTCGGACCGCTGGACATTTACGCGACGCATGAACGCCTCGGTCTACTACTACGCAGCAAACACGCCTGAGTACAGCGAGTACCCGTTGACTGCTTACGTGTCAGCCACGGCCACGGCCAGCGAGATCCGGCTTGATAGCACGGCGTCGATTATTGCCCAAGGCATCAAGCTGACGACAGTCGCGTGGCAGTTTCGCACCACTGCCGGCGGGTCTCCGGTCCTGTCGATCAGCGGTGCACCTGGTGCACTGCCGGGCACCGCTGGCGTCACGGGCACGTTCGCCGCACCGAGCATCTCGCTGGCCACGCATACCGCGCTCGCAGGGCAGTCGGTGTACATCACGCTCACCCTGACAGACGCCAGCGGCGAGACGTCAACGACAACCACAACTGTTACGACCTAGGAGGAAGTCATGCCTAATACTGGAATTGGAGCAACGCTGGTGCTCAGCGGCGGCAGCACGTACTCGGCACGCTGGCGGTCGATCTCAGCGTTTAATCAGACGGTTGCAGCGCTGGATGACACGGCACTGGACTCAAACGACTACAAGGAGTTCGTACCGGACGACCTTGCCGAGATCGACCCGATAACGGTGGAGCACTACACCAACCTCGCGGCCACGCCGCCGACCGTTGGCGCAGTATGCACGGTGACGATCACGTTTCCGAAGCAACCGAGCCAGAACACCGCAGCCACGCTCACCGGCACCGCGATCATCACGCGGTTTAACCAGCCTGAGCTGTCGGTGGGCAATCGGCTGATGAGCACGATCGAGTTCCAGTTCGACGGCAAAACCGGCCCGACCTTCACGAAGGCGAGCTAACCATGGCGATCGAGATCCGACCACTGATCGGTCTGCGACGCGGCACCGAGTGCGACACTGGTCTGGACCAAGTGTTCGTCGTCGATGCCGTGCACCCAGACGGCTGGCGGATTGGACTCGTGGCCCGCACGCCAGCTGCGCCGCTGCAGCTGCTTGAGCACGGCGTGTCGGAGTCGGTCATTGCCGAGGCAACCAAGGCCCTCGGCGCTCGCGACGCCACTGGCGATCCGAGGCCCCACCACCCAGCACCACCAGAGATCGAAGGTACCGAGGAAGAAGATGAGTGACATACGAGACAAGCTGCTTGGCAGCGTGCAGAGGCGGTATAGCACCGTCGAGGTGCCGGGCCTGGGTGCGGTGCGCCTGCAATCCCTGACCGAGCTGGAACGTGCACAGATCGAGCAGGTGGCAACCACAGACGTGACTAGGATGCGAGCGCAGCTGATCGCGGTGGCGCTCGTGGACGACGCAGGCAACCGCCTGTTTTCTGACCAGGAGACCGACCACATCCTGCGGATGGACTCGCGCCTGACCGGTGAGCTGAGCACGGCAGTCATGCTTCATGTAGGTCGCCAAGACACCACGGAGGAGCAGGTAAAAAACTCCGAAGGAACCCCCGCCGGGCCTGCGCCGTAGCGCTTGCCAACCAGCTGGGGTTCTTGCATGTCGACGACATGCTGCAGGAGATGACAGCGGAAGAGTTCGACGAGCGGTTCGCCTGGTACCTCATCAGCGGTGAGGGCGAGAACCGGCACCTGGCAGCGATGATCGCGGCGACAGTCGCGAACCAGGTGACGCGGTACCTGTCGGCGAAGACAGGCACGCCGCTGAAGCCTGAGCAGATGATGACGCCAGACGATTTCCTGCCGTCAGCGTTCCGAGCAAAGCAACCGAAGACCAGCAAGATCAAAGCGACCGACGCCAACGCCGCGGAACGAGCGGCGAAACAACTAGGGCTCTTGTAATGGCAACTATCGGCAGCATGATCGTGAACGTCTTGGCCAACACGGCTGGGTTCGTAAACGGCATGGCTACGGTCCGCGGAGAGTTAAAGCAGGTCAGAGCAGAAGCGGCAATCGCGAACTCTGCATTGCTTGGCCTTGGCAATATAAAAAGCATCATCTCAGGACTAGGCATCGGCATCACGGGCATGGCAGTTACGCGAGCACTGATGACGACTGCGGACGAGATCGACCGACTTGTCAAAGTGTCAGACAGGCTTGGAATCACGACACAGAACCTCCGCGGCCTTGAGCATGGCGCTGGCTTGGCTGGCGTGTCTGCTGAGGAGCTGTCGAGCGCGCTCGGGTTCATGTCTAAGCAACTGGCGGAAGCTGCGCACGGCGGCGGAAAGGCGAAGGACGTTATTAAGGAGCTGGGCCTAAGCGCCAAGCAGTTGGCACAGATGACGCCTGACGAGGCACTGCTGACGTTTACCCGCGCGCTGGCTGGTGTCAAGGACGAGACCGAGAAGGTCCGTATCGCCATGCGAGTGTTTGGCAATGCCGGGCAACCGCTGCTCACGCTGCTCAATGAAGGCGAAGAAGCGATTCGCGGCTACATGACCGAAGCCGACAAGATGAAGCTGACCTATAGCAAGGAAGAAGCTGACAAGGTCGTAGCATTCAATGACGCATGGGAGCGGCTTAGCAAGACAATTGCGGGTCTGCAGCAAGAGATCGTGATCAACATTGCGCCGGCCGCAATTAAGTTTGTGGAAGACCTTACCTTTGTCATTAGGTGGATATCGTCGTTTGGAGAAAAAGGACTCTTTGAAGACGTCCGCACGTTCGATGACAAGCCTGCAGAGTTTGGCGATTGGCTGCCCGAATGGATGAAGGAGCTCAACCCATTCTACGACAAAGAAAGCATTACGAGAAACACAATCGAACGTCTTCAGCGACGGCAGGCAGAGTCAGGGCGTGGCGTTACAGACTCGCCGCAGTTTGACAATTCAATGGCGCGGCAGCGATTCACGGAAGACGAGATCGAGCGAAAACGCAAGGCAAGCAAGTGGTTCAACGATCCGCGATTTAGGCCGCCAGTGGACGCTGAAGGAGAGCGTGCGCGTCTTGGTCGCATGTTTCGGCCGTTCATTAGTCGCATTACAGGCCCCGCTGAAATTGGGGTGAATGCCGTGGTGGCTGGCTATGAGAAAGCGGCGAAGGGACTCGCCACTATTCAGAAACTCGGTGAGCAGTGGGGTAAGGACCAAGCTCTCAAGAGGTTTCTAAACCCACCAAGCAATCCGTTTTGGGCGGATGACATGAAGAAGGCCAAGGAAGATGCCAAGCTGAAGGCCGAGCGTGAGGCCGAGTCGCGGTTCCGCCTGACGCAGCCCACCCCCACAGCACCACGAGGATCGGCAGCATCGCGCGAGCAGATCCGCCAGTCACAGCAGCAGGCCGCACAGCTGAAGGAGGCGCGTAACGCGAACCTTCACCTGCGTGGAATCAAGGACGCCCTGACCAACCCACGCGCGACGGGGCTCTGACATGCCAGCAGTAACCGAATCACGACTGGTCACGCAAGAGTTCACCGCCGAGCTGCTCGGTGAGAACACCGGGCAGTTCGTGTACCGAGTGCATACCGACACACGGATGACGCCCGACGTGGTCCTCGATGGTGCGTACACGGCGACGCCGGATCCTGTGCCACGGCGAGGCACCTACGTCGGGCAGGGCCTTTACATCCTGCAGCTGAACGTGCGCATGGAGCACGTCGGCAACAAGCTGATCTGGTTGGTGACGGCCGACGCGGCGAAGTGGCCGGAGGGCAGCAAGCCCGAGGACGCGCAGGAAGATGACGCCGGCGTATTCAACAATCCGCTGAAGCGCCGCTGTGTCTGGTCGATGGAGCGATCGCCCGAGGTGATCGAAGTCGACGTGGACGCGCAGGGCAAACCGTTTTTGAATTCCGCCGGCATACCGTTCGACACCAAGGTAGTTGTTGAGCGGCACCTGCCGGTGATCGTGTGCGAAAAGAACTTCGCCACGCTCGAAGAGATCATTGAAATCAACGAGCACGAGAACAAGGTAAACCTTGGGCAGTTCCGCGACTACCCACAGGATCGCGTGCAGTTCAAGGGAGCCGAGGCCAGCAAGCCACAGTTCGAGAACGGCGTCGAGTTTTACACCGCGACCATGCGGTTCATCTGCCGCACAGAAAGCTGGCAGCCGTCACTGCTCAATCGCGGATTCGCCTACCTCGACAAGCCAAAGGCCCAAGGTGGAGTGCTGGTGCCGGTCACCAACGCGGACGGTTCGCAGGCCGTCGAACCGGTGCTCTTGGCAGCCGATGGCACCAAGCTGCCAGAGGGCGCGAACCCGACCTATTCGACGTTCTTCCTGTACCCACGAAAAGACTTCGACGACTTTACCGGAGATCCTTAGTGGGCATACACCAATACACTCGGGAGGCACGCCGCCGCATCAAGAGCGCGGTGCTGTGGGTGGAGCAGCAACCGCAGCCGAAGGACTTCGGTGGACGGCAGCTGCTGCCACCGCCGCTCGACAAGCTGGTTCAGGCCGCCGAGGACATCGAGCACGGTGCAAGCGGTAAGGTCACGTTGCTAAAGGGCAACGCGGTCTATTCGGCGATGACGCCGTGGACCGACCAGGAACTGGAAGAGGTCTACAACCCAGGGCAGAAGGTGTGGTCAGGCACGCAGCTGATCGTCAGTCGCGTCAGCCTGGCGCAGGCGACAGCCGGCCAGTCGATCGTCTGGTACATCACCAAGGCATGGAGTGCGACACGAGTGCGAGGCAAGACCACCAGCAGCATCTCGGCAGGCGGCACAGGCACAGTCACGGTGACGCAGGCGCTCGACGGGCAGATGCCCACCGGAACAATCAGCGCCTACCTGCCGACCGAGTTTGTCACCGTGGCAGCCGATCGCGTCGTGTGGGCGGAGCTGGTCTACCGGGCGACCGGAAGCCGCTGGGAGATTTACTCCGCAGACTGCGACGGTGCGTAATGTTCTGGTGCTGTTGTGGTCAGTCGGGCGTGATCAACTGCGACAGCTACATCAGCGGCTACGACGACCAATTTGAAACACTGCAAGAGGCGACGGGGCAAGGCGGATGGGTCTACTCGATACCACTGGGCATGACGCCGACGATCCAGCCAGCGGGCACGCTGCTGCTGGCGTACGACCCGGTATTGGTCGGGACACCCGTCACGTTTGTTCGTTGTGCCCAGTGGTCCGCGGCGATCACGTCGATGCGGTACGAGATCACGGGAACGTGGACCTCGATCGGATACGAAGAAGCCGACGGAGTGATGACCGGCATGGCAGTGACCGTGACGCTGACCAACGGAGCGACCGTGACGACGATCGCGGCCCAGCACGCGATTCGCTGGCAGACAGGATTCGGGTGGCGGCA